AATAATTACTTTGGGGAGAGAAGTTGTAGTATATCCAGTTCCAGCATTTACAATTGTAAATCCAGTTATAGTTCCAGCTGCACTTACCGTTGCTGTAATGCTGGCTCCAGTGCCAATAGTGGATGCAATACTGACGAAAGGTGAAGATCTATATCCAGATCCGCCACCAGTTACAACAACACTACTAATTGTTCCCGCCGCAGATACTACAACCGTTGCAGCAGCACCAATTCTTGGAACATATCCATAGCTAGTTGATACAGCAACTTTTGATATTTTTCCGGCTTTTGGGACACCAGATAGGAATTTAATTACATTTACTCCACTACCATCAATAGTAAAATCACTGGTTGGATCTTGGAAAACATTATTAATTAAAACTATTGGATTGTTACTAGTTTCAGTAACATTATTAATATTATTAAAGAGTGTGTCTGTAGTCTGTCCCTTGGATTTTATAGTGAATTCAGTTGCTGCAATTCCAGTAAAAGATAAAGAAAGATCGTCAAATAAAATATTTTTATCATTTGGAGTGCTTGGATCAAATTTTCTACTAAAAGCTCTAGCACTAAAAGTAGATCCTGTTTCCAATCCTACTGGACCAATCTTTCCATATGGAGAGGTATCAAAGTATATAACATCACCAATTACATTGAAATTACCATCCAGAACAGTTGCAGCGGCTCCAATAGTATGTGATGTTGCAACTGAACCAAAATATCCCCTTACAACTTCTATTTGATTTGCAGAAGATATTCCAATAGTTTTAATTGAAACAAGTTCATCATCAATATTAATAATATCACGAGCATTTAATGAAGAAATACCCGAGGAAATACTTAATATTGTTGTTGAAGCCGTTGAAACACTAGAAGCAAGAGAAACATTCAAAGATTTCCTCGTTAAGGCTTTCTGTATTATTCCATCTATAGCGACTATTATACTAGAATTAGGTTCTTTGTATTCAAGGTAATGTGTGGCTGTACCAATACCAGTGAGATTTAAAAATACACTGGTTGATAATCCAGATAACTTAAATTGATTATCATTTAACTTATAAACAAAAACAGAATTTGGTAAAACTTTAGTTCCAAGTTCTAGTGGTTTAAAACTTAAATTATCGTTTGAAGTTGATCCGCCCACATAAGTTCCAGCGATTGAAATTACTGAAGTAGATGTATATCCAGATCCCCCATTTACAACTTCAACATAATTAATTGCACCAGATGAATCTCTGGAGACATTGAAAGTTGCACCAGTTAAATCATTTGAAGGAACTTGAGAGTAACTTTGATTTGCTTGTGCTTGAATTACGGTTGGACCAGTATTAGAAATTACAAATGTAAGATTGTTGGTTGGCGATGTGCCACCCATATAAGTTCCTGCAATAGAAACAGTTTGACCAACAACATATCCACTACCACCCTTAGTCGGTAATATTGAGGTTGAAATTGCTCGTCCTGTTGATACATTATAGTTTATCGATACTGTAAACTCGGCAGCAGTTCCAGTAGTGGTTAATCCAACGCATTGAAGATATTGTTTGGTAGATGGTCCTACCGGACTTAAAATGGTAGATATACCAGTTATTGTTGTAGATATAGCTACTGAATATCCATTTTCAAGAATAGCAGTTCCATCAAAGTCATACACATTCAATAAAGTAGAACGAGTTCCAAAAACATATGAAGTTGTAGCAATTCCAATCGGTGTTCCTCCACTATATGTGTAGAGAAGTTCTTGACCTGATTGGAAGTTGTGATTTGTTATTGTAAATGTATCAGTATTAATATCAACGCTACTACCAGAGAACTCATGTTTGAATAAAGAAGTTCCTTTATTCTTTAACTTAAATGTTGTCAATCCAACTACAGAGCCACCTCTAGTTAATGAAGGATATGTTATTGTTGGTGCAAAATTAGTGCCTAATCCAATAATAGTTGTTATAATCCCAACATAATTTCCAATCGCAGATCTAACATCTGCACAGTCGGTAGTTCCATAATTTTCAGTTGGAATACCAGTCAAACTACTAGATCCTATTGCAACTGTCAAAATACCTACTAAACTATCAATATTAGCTTGAACATTTGCACAAGAAAGTGGATCAGTATTAAATCCAGTTAATGGATCCGCTGTAATTGTGAGATCTTTAACATTTAGTTGATTTGTTATTGCCTTTTTAATATAAGACTTGGCACTTTCAAAAGCATAAATTGATTGCGATTCTTCCCCTAAAAGACCCGTTGTTAGTGCTGCGCCAGCACCAGTAAAATACTTTTTAGTTGAGTATATAATATGTTGATTTGTTCCATATGCTAAATCCTGAGCAACGGAATCGACAATGTATCCAAGATCACGATAACACTTGTTTCCTCCGGTGGTATAAGTACCAACATTAACTGCTGGCAAACCAGCTGTAGATCCTGCAGAAATAACTGCGGTGACTATTCCTACCAAAGTAGTAATATTAACCTGAACATCAGTACAAGCAGCGGTAGATGTTATTCCAACTGTCACCCCAACGCCATAATTCGCTGGACCGGGAGTAATTGTTAAATCTTTTACTGTAAGACCATTTCTCACTGCAGATCTCATCAGGTCTCTAGCTTGACAGAAAGCATAGATCGATTCAGCTTCTTCTCCAACCAGTCCATTTGAAATTGGGAATCCATTACTAAAATACTGAAGTACAAATTGTCTAGAATAATTATTTCCTCCAGTAAATACATCTGTTGAAACTGCATCTACAAAATATCCCAAATCTCTTTTACACTTAGAAATTGTAGTTGAAATTCCTGGATAAATTGCAAGTGTATTTGACCACGCCGTATCAATAATTTCTGTTCGGTTTTGTTGAATTAATCTATAACCATCATAGTATCTAGATCTTGAATTTGTTTGTGCATCTCCTGGGAAATAGAAGTCGGAAAATCCTATAGCAACAGAAGCCAAAGACTTATCTAATATTTCTTTTTTATTTTCAAGAATTAAATTTCTAGAATCTTTATATCTATTTACGGTTGGATTGAGTGGATCGGGAATTAAAGTAAAATTAAATAATTGATTAACTGTCGATTGATATAAAGTTGGTGGAGTCTGATTGTTTATAATATATTGACTTAAAAATTTAACATAATTATAAGCAAATAAAGTTTCCTCAGTTTCATTACTTACATACGAAACACCCGCATTCCAATAATAAATTCCAGCTTCCACAGATTTATTGTTGGAATTATATTTAATGTCATGTGATATTGCATCGACTATATATCCAACATCTCTCTTACATTTTGTTTGATCATAAGTTGTACTTAGCCCTATATTTGGATAATTATATTCAACAAAAGCTACAACTTCCTCTTGAATGAACTCTCTGTTTAAATCTAATAAATCTGATGCATCTGCAAATCTACCTTGCAAATATTGTTCGGAAGTTCCATCAAATTGATCACTTATATCATCGATTTCAATAACTTTATTTGTTTTATTAATAATGTAAGAACTTAAATCAATTCCACCATCAAAGAATATATTTTGTGTGGATCCATCCGATCCGACTTCTTCTTCATAAACTCTTGCAAAATTTGTTTTTAAATTTAATGGTACTATTGAATCAACATTAATGAATGTGGAAGAATCTGTTTCCACTAATTTGGGCCTCATATTTGTTGATTTGGAAATACCAACATTAACCTCATTTAGTGTTGGTTCAGTAAAAACTTCTAAGTCAGAAAATTCCTTGAACCCCGATGGATGAACAATAGATCTTACAGATGCTCTCCAAATATTATATGGAATATTTCCTCTAATTGAATATGAGAATTTTTGATAATAGAAATTATCAGATATTCTTTGAGAATAATCATTCAAAATTCCTGAAGAAAAATCAACAGAAGATGTCTTATCTCTAGAGACCCCTAAAGTTGCTGGCAAATTAAATACATCAAAGTATTCAACAGTTCCATTAATTTTAGAAGTTTCGCCAAAAATCTTATCTTCGACTGTGATTTGGCCAGAAACATTCTTTAATCTCATTTGATTGAGTTTATTATCCCAACCATTTTCCATTACTATTCCAGAAAATTTTGAAGAAGATATTTTTTCATTAGAAAAATAATTAACATCATCTTTTAAGATCATTTCAAAAACGGGCATATCATTTTTATTAATTACCACTCCTAAATTAAAATCGTCATCATATGTGCCAAAACCACCAGTGGCTATGCCTGCCATGTTATAAGTTACGGTATTATTAGCAGTGTTTACTCCAACAACATCAAAGAATGTATAATCATATGAAACAGAATTATAATTAGCTAATCCAGAAGTTGCCGATGTTAACCTACAATTTTCTATAAAAATTTTATCGCCAATAGCAAAGGGATAAGTATAATCCGTTTGGCCAAATCCAGAAGATATATAAGGGTTATTTGAAGCCGGATTATTAGTCAACTCCAATGTTACCAAGTTTCCAACTACAGAAATTGTATCAATTTCGTATCCATTTGAATTATGAATTGATATTATTTCAAGAGGGCTAGATATGGAAGTAGAATTTTTAGTAATATCAACAGAAACTATAGATCCACCAGCTATATTGGAATTAAGTTCTATTCCATTTGTATCATTTTTTACTATTAATTTTGGTGAACTATTATATCTTCTTCCTCCAGTAATTATTCCAATATAATCAATGGTTCGTATGTCTTTTACTCCAATAATTGTTGGTACACTCAATGAGGGGGATAGAGTTGGGTCTGTGGGGTAATCAAATCCATCTTTTATTCTATCAAAAGTTTCAACCCTTCCAATAGTTGGAGATATTACTTTTACAACAGCATTTGTTCCAGACTGACTTTTAACTTTTATTACATTTGGTAATTTTTTATATCCTCTACCTGGGAAATTAATTTTTAATTTAGATATGGGACCTAGAGCATTGGTAGATGTAGTTTTATAAGAAAAATTAGTTAAATTTTGATTAATAATTTGTTTTTCAACTTCTAATAATTTTTTGGGATTATCAAATATAAATGTTTTATCAGAAGGAATGGTAGTTACTTTAAATTTATCATTAAGTTGATGATTTATGATTGAAATTTTATTATTTGATATTACATCAAAATCTGTAGATATCTGTTTTTTGCTTTCTTCGGACGATCCTTGAGGGAGAAATTGGTAATATATGGGAAAAAATTGCTCGGAAAGATCCAAAATAACTTTTGATCCAGAATTTCCAGGAATTCCAGATCTAGACACAAAAAATCCACTTCTTTCATTAATACGCTCGATGAAGTTTACATCGTAGTAAAATTGTAAATTTAAATTTAATAGACTTAAATCAGATAAATCAAATTCTATTTTTGTAGTTCTTATGCAACTAATTTGTGGATTAATAAAATATAATTTTTGACTAGAACCACCAACAGATGAAAAATCAACAAAATTGGATTCAGTTATATCACTTCTATACTGACACAATTTTATAGAATTAAAATTAGTCTTTGAAACATAATAAATTCCATAGTTAGTTAATCCACCAATAGGAGATTGTGCAATATAAACAACTTTATCTCCTGTTTCTATGTTACCACTGTATGAGGAAAGATCTATCGAATTATCATTTATAGATACATCACTATCTGAAAAATTAATTTCCCTCATTAAAATTTTTCTATTCACAGGATCAAAAATGACTTTTATAACTTCATTGTAATCAGTAGAAACATTAAAGTTAATGATGTCACCAACTTCCAAATTATGGTTAGATGTTGTAGTAACTACTCCGATCGTTTTTTGTAAAGTTCCAGTAATTCTGGGGTTTAAAGTAGTTAAAGAGTGTGCAGCTCCTATTACACCATAGGCTTTCTCTTGGTCCCAAAATTCTAAAGAATTATTATTAGTACCAATACCTATAGAACTTGTAAATCCAATGGTAGATAATCCGACATAATCTCTGCCCAAATTTACTGCATAAACTAACTGATTGTCCTGTAATTTAAAAGAAACTGCAGATCCAACATTATTAACATACAATGATGTACCAGCGAATCCAGATCCAGAATTATAAATCAGTGGTTGCCCAGTATAAAATTTATGTCCAGGCAAGTATATACTTCTTGGCGGAATAAATCTAGTTTCAAATGAAGTAGTGCCCAGTCCAACAACAGTGCGAGTTGATCCACTTGTGCCAATTCCTACAGAAAATCTTGGATCAAAAAATGTAGTGTAATTTTCAATTGTAAAATTCTTTACTTGTTTAGTTGGAATTCTAAATTCTTTTGGCAATAAAATAACATTATCAATACCAGCTGTATGAATTCCTGTATTTTGAAGTCTATTTACATAAAAACCAGATCTTTTAAAGTCAATATCAGTAATTAATAAAACTTCCGTGCCTATACCTATAAAATCATTTGTTTTAAATCCATTTATATCTTTTACTTTTATAAAAGTTGATATTCCTGTAGCTGCTGCAGTATCAACATTTTCCATTAATTCAGATTCTTTTTCTAAAACTTGAGCATATTGAATGCCCTCAAATTGCGATGCAGAGATTGTTGAAATACCGCTGATTAAAATTGGTTGTCCATTTTTAATCCCATGTGGTGAGGTTGTCTTAACTATTGTATTGGGTACTCTTATAAAAAATTCTAAATTATCTACTTTATCTTCAATGAGAGTAAAATCATCAATTTCTCTGCCATCCAATTCACTTACAACTATATTTGATTGAATACCTTCAGTATCAGATATATCTATTTCTACTGGGTCATTTACTTTATAATTATCTCCAGAAGAGAATATGGATACATCTTCTATTTTACCCGAATTTACAGATGTTATAGTAAATTCCTGTTTGTATTCCTCCGATACCTTATCAATAAGGTCATAATATGAATTGGTTGCATTCAAATAGTATGGGCCCACATTTCTAGTTAAATTAGTGCCAAAAATATCAAAATTTTGATTAAATGCTGGTAAAAAGTTTTCTTTAACTGGTTTATTATAAAAATATGGACCAACTACATATGGATATTTTGGAACAGACTCATTTGAAGCGTTAATGTCTATTGTGTAAAAATATGCATACACTCCATTAGGATATTCTGGTGTTATAGCAAATCTTCCGTTGTGTTGATCTAGATCTCCGGATCCATCATAAGTGTAATCATTTATAAAAAATCCATTTTCAAATAATGGGGGTCTTTTACCGGGAGTTAAATCAACATTCAATATATAACTTGAATTTAATCTTCTTATGAATCCACCAGTGGTAGTATTATATCCATATGGACCATAAATGGGATTTCCATCATATGCATATCCTAGAATTGGGGAGTGATTTAATATACCAGTATTTTCTTTATTATTTTCACCAAAATTATCTGTTAGTTGGAATCTTAATTTTTTAGGAACATAAAAATTAATAAATTGTAATCCAAGTTCTGGATTTTTGCTTACATATGTAATGCCATCGTCTTGACTACTAATAACATTTTTACTTTTTAATACTTGATTTATTTTCCATTCATTAACATTAGCTAAAAACTTAGCGTTTCTTCCTCTATTTTTTAATATTAAAATAGTGTTTGCAGGATTATATCCAACTCCACCAAAAACAATATTTACAGCTATTAATTTTCCACTTTCTACAATTGGTTCTATTTGTGCATAATTACCTTCTCCAGAAATTACTATTTCCGAGTTTTCCCTAAATCCATTACCTCTGCCAATAATTTGAACATCAACTATTGATCCATCAATAATAATTGGTTTTAAAATTGCTTCTGATGTTATGCTTGCAATCCCAGCATTTGGTCTTCTATGATAATTAATGATATTAGTGCATCCATATCCTATTCCACCATCTTCTACATAAACATCTTTAATTGATCCCAATACGATTGGTTTTAATTCTGTGGTTATCGTTGTAGTAGATCCTATTGCAGATTTTGTTTCCACATTTATTTGAATTGGAGGATATCCAATAGTGTGCGTCCCAACTCCTAAAGAATTAAACTTTACGAATTTATTCTTAATATAATTTTCATCATTTAAATTTGTACTAACTCCAGAACTATAAAGTCTAAATTTGTTATCATCAATTATTTTAACTTTATAATATATTGAAGATGATAATCCACTTATCATAGTATCGGAGGAGTTATATATTACATATTCTCCATCAGAAAATCCGTGATTTTTTGCAAAAATATAAGAATCATAAGTGTTAATTCCAGAAGTTCTATTATCACCAGAAAGTATAGAGGGGACCTTTACTTTTCTATTTGAATATCCTTCACCAGGATCTTTAACATATATTTTTGTAAAAGTATTTTTATTTTTTAGAGTTCTTATAAAATGAAATCCAGAAGAAACTCCAACAATATCTATTTCATTGGTTTTTTGAAGGGCATCTACTCTAGTATTAAATAATTTAATTTTATTATCAGTTAAAATACCAACAAAATATGTTGAACTATTAATAATACCTGGAAGATTATTATTTTTATTTGAATCGTAAATAATTTCTTCCCCATCTTGAAATGGAATAGAAGTTAAAAATTGTATTGTATTATTCGCAGGGACTACATTTAAATCTGCTTTAAATCCCGCAGATACCTGTGTGCTAACTAGATTTGATTCTAATACACAACCTCTACCATTTCCACCAGTAATTGTAATTTTTGGTTTTTCTTGATATCCATATCCCGCATTTAATATTTTAACTTCTCTTACTGTTCCTGAAAGATTTACATGAGCTTTAACACCGGATCCAAAATCATCTTTTATTTCTATAGGAGGAACATCGATTACATCATAATCTTCACCAACATTAGTAACATCTATAGATGTTATACCACCGTAATAAATATTTTCATCAAATAAAGTGGGAGATAATAACTCTACTCCATTAATTAATAGTCCAATTTCTCTATTGAATGTGGTTCGTTCATTTAGATCATCAAAGTTTGCTTTAATCCTATTAAAGGGAAATTTCTTTAGGAGTTTTTGGTGAGTTAAAGTCTTATTTTGATATCCAGATTTATACAAAGTGTCATTCGTTACTGCCGAAGTAGTCTGAATATATTTTTTTGAAAATACATCAGATTTGCTGTAGGAAAATTTTAATTTATTATTATCAATTTTTGTGACATAATACAGTCCAGTCAATATACCTGAGGATGTTTCTGGTTGATAATAGACCAATTCTCCACTCAAAAAGTCATGATTAGTGACATTAAAAGTATCCGTTACAGAAAAACCTACATTCGTTGATACAGTTTTTTTGTTATCAGTAGAAAAAATAGTATAATTTGGCAATCCTGAAGATGTTACATAAAAATAATTTTCTTCAGAATCAATATAAGTATTTTGAACTGATGTTGGTATAGAACTAAGATTATCAAAATAATTGTTATAATGATTTGCTTTGTATATTTTTTTGCGTATTCTAATAGAATTTAAAACACTAAAAGATCCTGAATTTACTACTTGAACTAAAATTTTATTACTATACTTTTTAATCACATCTGATGCAGAATATTCAATAGAAATAATATTGACTTCTAGAGTATCACCAAATTGATCTATCAATAAAATTGGCTCTCCATTATAAAAATAAATTTTGTCAAATAGTTCAATCCTATATTTTGTAGAATCGACTTGGGATATTGTATCAATATTATGATTTGTGGGTAAATTATAAATCCAACTATTGAATTCATATTCATTAAATAAATCTCTACCAAAACCAGATAAAGATATAGTGTCTCCAACTCTTAGATTCGATGTTTTGGAAAAATCAATATTATCAATTACATTAACTACTCTAAAATCAACTTTAGATGTATTGCCTGTTCCAACATAGCTGAAAGCGAATTTTTCCTCCACTAGATCCAATCCAAAATCTAATGGTTTAGTTACATTTGTAACTCCCGTGAACTGATTAATGGTTTTTCCGGAATAATTAATTGTAATATAATCAGAGTTTTTTGGTTTTACTAGAAGAGATCCAGAATTAGCAAATCCTACAGTAGAATCAACAAGAATATTATTACTATTAACAGAAATATTTTCAAGTATTCTTGTCTTACCAGAAACTTGAAAATTTCCGCTGAAAGATGTGCTGTCTAAAGAAATTTCATAAAAATTTTTATTAGCTACAGGTCGATATTCTACATTAAAAATAGAAGCACTGACTGTACCTATTCCAGCTATATTTTGGAATAAAAAATTACCTTTAATGTCTATTGGGTTACCACCGGAAATTTTTTCTACAAGAATATTTTTTGTTATAAAATATGAATTTGAAGAAGGAGATAGTGTAAAATCTTGTGGTTTTATAATCTCAATATCAGATCCATATAATATCTTAAATAAAAGTTTATATGACTGATCTGTTCCTTTAGATGAATATAGATCTTTAATTTTATATGTTATATTTTCAATAGAAATATTTTCATAAAAATCTCTTGATTCAAATCCTGGCAAAAATTCATATTTAAATTTTTCAAAAAATTCAATTAAAAATAAATTACTTAAATTTGTGACATTATCTCCGGAAGAATGCTCAGAAGATTGAGATGAAGAAAAAATAGCAAACTCTGGATTATCTAAGGCTCTTAAATTTTCAATTCCACTAAACCCCCTGATACAACCTTCAAAGGAGGTGTTTGTTCTTGAAGTATATGTAATGATTTCATCATTAATTTTTAATAAACCATAAGAATCTGGCCAACCTTTAGTGGATGTTACATTTATTGTTTGATCGAATTTTAAAATATCAGAAGTTAGAGTAGTTTCTTGTATTAAATCAATATTATTGAATTTTTTAGAATTTTTATACTTAGTGATATTAGTAATAATATCAATAGACCCAGACTGATGTTCAAGTGATTTATAGTACTGTTCCAGAAACTCTACAAGAAGAGGAGATTCTGTTAATAAAAATTCTGGAATTTGAGATTCTATGATAGAATCAATTTTTACTCTTTTAATTTCTGACATTTTATCTTGTATACTTTCCGTTTAGATAGCTAGATGTAGACACATATTGAGTTGCAGAAGAATTTTCACCAGAGCTAACAACATCTTCTACAATATTTACCACAGAAGTTTTGACATCTAATTGCAAATATAAATCTTGAAGTCCTATGACATCATTAGATTCTGGAATTGCCTGAACTTCAATGAATCCATTACTTAACACCGATGATGTAATATTCACAACATCCAATCTAATTTCACCTCTAACATAATCAATTGTGCCAGCATTATTTTTAATGACTATGGGTAAATTATTCTCTAATTTGAAGAAGAAAATAGTTCCTGTACTTTTATTTGTTGACGATGGACTATCGGCAATGTAAAGGACATCAGATACGCCATTGACAAAAAATCCTGTAGATTTCACTGAATATCCACCATCTCTAGTATGTATTTGATTTCCAAAACAAAGTTCATAAGTTGCAAAAGAATTTATTTCAGGATTCAAATCTCTTCTCATTTTAACTTTTGTTATATTAGAAGTAATAGATTTATCACAATCATCAATCAATCCAACAATTTTACTATATTTGAATCTACCTCCAAAACTATTGACATCTTTAGAATTGGAATATTCTGTTAGAGTGTCAACCACTTTTGTTTTTACAATTTCTGGATTACTGGATAAATTTGCATTATAGTAAGCAGAAACATCTAATTCAATATAGAGATATGATAGGTCTACAATCTCTGGTCTAATTCCGGCTATTGAATATTTCTTAATCGTGTTCAATATTGTTTGTTTTGTAATTTCCGAAAGAAATGTTCCATTTCTTGGTTTTATTGATATAAAAACTTTTCCATATTCCGGTGGATCTAATTCATCTCCACCATAAGCATTTACTGACTCCACATTTGGATAAACATATGGAATCAAAGCCTTATAATCATTTGATGTTACAGCACGATATTGAGAAGCAAAAACTTTTGGAGAAAAGTATTTAATTGAATCTACGGATTCAATTTCATCCCCACTTTCAGATTTTGACTGTGTTGTTAGTAGTGAAATTCCCGTAGTAATATCAAATAAATTATTATCCTTTAATCTTCCCGAAAATGTGAAATTGGCTGCGCCATTACCAGAAGATCCATTTGTAACAATATAACTTACTTCTATAGTACTACCATTTTCGGGTTTTTTCCCGATAATATTATCACCAAATCGTATTTCATATTTCGCATCTTCAACTTCTTGGATCAAGAAAATCCTATTGTCTTTACCAATATTCAATAGAGTATCATAAACAGAATAAACCTCAGTTACTGCATTTGTAACTCTAACTCTAATTGAAGTTGTATCAATATTAATATTCGGTAAAATAAATCTCTGATTTGTTTGAGATTCATCTACAATAAAAGTACTAGTTAAAAATATTCCTTCGTAAATTGGTAAATTATCAAAAACAGCTATTCCATCAGTGTTGACGGGAGTTATGATATCTTCTGGAATTGAAAAAATATAATTACCATTTGTTACGGCCCCAAGAGCAACTTGTCCTGCAAGTAATTTTACAGTTCTAGCATTTGTTTGACTCATATCAACTGTAAAACTAACATTTGCTCTTGAAGATCTTCTTGATCTAGGCAAATAACCAATATTTCTGGCGAGTGAAACTACATTCTCTCTCAGAGTTGCACTCTCCAAAAACATTTCATTAACTGCCATGTTTGTATTGTAGGCAGTTATGTAACTATTATAGGCTAATAAATCTATTAAAACTGAGAAATTAGATCCTTCAAAATCAAAATCTGTAAAATTTTGATTTGCACGCAAATAATCCTTGATCTGAGTCCTTAGATCACTGAAGTCTAAATTTGTAAATTGATTGAATGACATTAGACTCTAGTAGGTTGTAGTATGAAATCTACAGTTTGAGTTGGAACGGGTAGTCCGATTATATTATATGCAATTCTAACATTAAATTCATTAGAATCTTCAGGATATGTTACCAAAACCGAAGATAATGATATTCTTCTTTCAAAATTTTTCAAGAGAGTTTTAATATTTAATTCAAGTGAATAAGCTATTTCTGGAGTTTGCAATTCAAACATAGAATCTTCAACTCTAGACCCTATCAATGAATTAAAAAATCTTTCACCTATTCTAGTTCTAACTAAATTAACAACCGATTTCTTAATCGCATCAGCATCATTAATTGAAAGAATATCATTAGTTACAGGATTCCTCACAAAAGAGAGACTGATGTCTTTGAATTTGCGAGAAATCCTAGTCATTACTCAAACTAAGGGTATTTATTATATGTATAAGACCTTTTTACCATTTTTTACCGTATGTTGGTTCAGTGCCATATGACCAATCATCATAATCTTCATCATTACGAATCCTTTCATGTAGCTCTGTTTGTTTTTTTAAGTCATGTTTAACCGCTAAATCATGCATAACCTCCTGAATTACTCTTTTTTCGGGAGTTTTTACATAATCTGTGATTAATCTAGTGGTTCCCCACATTTCTCGCATGTAACTTTGGTCTCTATCTACGGGTAAATTGGACATTTTTAGCTCCTGATTGTGAAATCAGAACTTTTTACGGGGTTGCTATCCCGAAATGTCATCAGAATTTACAATTTCTACCTCTTCCCCTAGTATTTGTTCTAGATATTCCTCTGTCCAGAACGAATAATAGTCAGTTTTTGCTAATTTTTTACGAATTGCACTCAATTTTTTCTTAGATTGACACAAAATTAAGTTAAATTTCTCATTATTTGTCTTGACTCCACTAATAAAAGTGTCTCTTGATGACAAATCTTCAAAAAACTTGTAATATGGAAACTTTTCGTTATACTTTTTGACCCATTTTTCAACTTGATCTGGTCTCCAAAAATCTTCAATAATAAAAACAATGACATCATACCCTGGTTGGGGTACAATGTCATCAATAGTTGTCTCTACAATTAAAGTTCTAGACCCAGAAGCATATGGGCAGACAGCAAATCCACCTAATTGATTTTTTGGTGAAGATACCTGTTTAATCCATTCGTGAATATATGCTTCTTTTTCAGTCATATCAACCTGCTGCTAGTGGAGAAGCGGGATTTGGCTTTACTGGAGCAGGAGTTGATGCATTGGAAGCTACATTGTAATCAAATACATTTGCAGTTTCTGGAGCTGACACTGGTGCATCAGCTTCATTTGGTCCCATTTTTGGAGTCGATTCTTCCATTTGTCTATTTAAATTAATTTAAAATTATTTAGACTTTTTTCCTTTATTTGCTTTTGCTTGTGTGTGATATCCTTTAAATCTTTTATCTTGTCTGCAAAGATTTCCTTCACGAATAGTTCTTTGTGTTTTACTCATTTACCCTGTCCTCTATATGGTTTCCGAGCATTATTACGACTCGTTGCAGCATATTTAGTACCATTACCCTTACCTTGACGACTTAGTTTGGGTTTTCCAGGAACATAACCACTCTTACTTAATCCACCTTTTGCTTTTACTGCCATTTTTCTAATACCTCACATATGGTTTTATTTACGCGCCGAAGTTGTTCTTCAAACGCGCCGAACATCAGTTTCTAGGGGTTTTAAGACTCTTATCAGATAATACGAGTCTTCTCATGCCCTACGCGAATCTTGGGGTCACACCAGATCTCAAATCCTGCCTCTTTTGCATCAAGACAGAACGATACATCTTCACCGCACATATCTTGAACTTCTCCAGAGTCAAAGACTTGCATCTTAGGAGCGAACCAGGGGTACTCCAGAGACTCAAAGACACCCTTCTTGATCAGAACCCAACCAAAACCAGTATAGTCTACGGTAAAGGGCTTACGACGCTTCTGCATCGTCTCACCAGTCTCATGGTTCATGACACCACCATTGTTCTTAAAGTCATCTTCCTCAAGCCAATGAGCAACAGAAGTCGTATGACCATCTTCAGTCATATACCAACCAGCTGCAATATCTCTATCCATTGCAACAAGACGATAAAACTTCTCAGTATCAAAAACAATATCGTTATCAATCCAGAGTTGATAATCGTAATTCAGTTTACCATCCCAAGGAACTTGTTTTGGTCCACGAAGAACATTTGCACCAAGAACTTTGCAACGAGCAAAGTTTACCATGGAAGAATAATCCTGAGAGATTTGAATACTTGCACCATTTTGGACAAGATCAAAACAAAGTTGAACAAATGCTTTTAGAAAGGTGTACGAACATCCACGACCAGGAAGACAGAAGATGATCGATTTACCGCGAATCATTTCCTTCGCAGCATTAATATCAAACTCATCTTCGTTTTTCTTAGGAGTTGGTGCTGTAGCTTTAATTGTAAATCCTTTAGACATAAAATTAGAATAGCAATGTTATTATTCTACCACCACAAGTCAATTCATGCAATGGTTTCTGGTTTATTTAGAAACAAAT